ACCAACTCCATCAGGGCACTCACCCCTTTCTTCAGCCAATTGCTTAGTTGCATTAACTGCCCTCCATTTTATGTGCTGAAACATCTTCATGTTTGCACCTTTTGCACTTGCGCTCTCAAAAGGAATGTTATGACGCTGTAAATATGCGTGAAATCCCATCGCACCAAGTCCAAGACTTCTTTCCCTAGATGCACTATATACTGCTTTTGCTAAGTGCATTGGAGCATTTTCAATAAAATAACTGATTACATTATCTAACATACGAATTAAATCAGGAATGAAGTTATCATCATGTTTCCACTCATCATATTCTTCCAAATTTACACTAGATAGACAACATACTGCTGTTCTGTCGTCGTCTGTTGCGAGTGTAATTTCAGAACATAAATTTGAATGGTTTACTTTTAATCCTGCTTCTTTTTGATACTTAGGTAATGCGTCCTGAACCGTATCTTTAAACATTATATACGGCTCGCCAGTTTCTACTCTATTCTGAATTAATTTAACCCATAGAGTTTTTGCAGAAACTGTTTTTGTTACTTGATTTGTGTGTGGATCTATAAGATCCCAAGAGTCATCATAACCTTCCTCTCTCGTAGCCCCTTCTATAAGCTCCATGAAATCATCACCAATAAGAATACCGTGATGTAAATTGACAGACTTTCTATTGACGTCCCCGCCTGTAGGCTTACGTACATCCAAAAATTCTTCCACTTCTGGATGAGATATGTCCAAGTATGCTGCATAACTTCCTCTCCTTGTAACGCCTTGAGAAAATGCTAACATCTCAGCGTCTACTACTTTCATGAATGGTATTACTCCAGTACTTTCAGAACCATTTGATGTTTTAGATCCTACACTTCTGACATCACTCCAACAGCCACCCACGCCACCACCAACACTAGAAAGGAAAGCGTTTTCAGTGTAGTGTCCGGTGATTCCCTGTCTGCTATCCTCAACATAATTAAGAAAACAGCTAATAGGAAGCCCTCGGGTCGTCCCGCCATTACTGAGGACAGGAGTAGAAAACATAAACCAAAGTTTACTAGCATAGTCATACAACCTTTGTGCATGTGCGTCGTCATCTGAGAACGCTTTTGCGGCTCTTGCAAACGCATCTTGTGGAGAGTTTTCTCCAGCTATTAAATACCTATCCTGCAGCGTTTTATGACTAAACTCAGATAAATATTTATCTCTATCGTAATTAATTAACACACCATCTCCTTAATCTTAGAAATATTATCCGCCCCGATTGCATCATCACAATATGTTACTAAATCCATTAATTCATAGTTCTGCAAAATACGTTCTGCATTTGCATTTAACTCTTGAATATGCTTATAAGTACTATTTATAGGAAGAGAGTCATAAATATTCATTGCATCACCATAAGCGATAATTAAATCTTTAGCTCTCTTTGGACCAATACCAGTTATCCCAGGAACGTTATCCCCTTTATCGCCTGTTAGACATTTTAATGAGATATATTGCTCTGGATTAACTTCATAATGATCGTTCCAGTTTTGAATACGTACTTCTTTTCGAGTAACATAAGAGAATCTACTTACATTTTCTTGTATAAGTAAATCCCAGTCTCGGTCACTAGATATTAGCCATATTTCTTCAAAACCGTACTTTTCTTTTTCTTTTACTAAGTGTGCGGCAATATCATCTGCCTCTACACCATCAAATTGAAGAATCGGCCAATCTAATAAGTCTAGAGTTGCCTGATACTCTTCAAAAAATTCTTCAAATGCAATTTTTTCTGCGTCAGTTTGTGTGGCATACTTATCTTTTCTATTGAGTTTATACTCGGGTAGTATTTTTCTACGATAACTAGAAGATCCGCCATCTGCTGTTATAATTACATTTTTACACTTATATGAGTTTGCTAAAGATTTTACCGTCTCTTGGTACTCATATCTAAAATCTGTTCTGCCTTGGTGTTTCCATCTAAACGCTAAATTTAAGGCATCAACTATTAGCGTTGCATTTTTTTCTCTATTAAATTTAAAAGCCACTTCCTATAAACCTTATCTTTTCAGAGGTTAACCACTCTTCAGCTACCATAACGTAGCATTTTAGTGGGCTTATGTAAACATAGTTTAGTAAATTTTGAGGTTCTTCTTCCGTACAAACAAACACTTTTGACCTATTATATTTAAAAAATAATAATGGTTGTTGGTTTCCTCCGTGTGCTTGTACTAAAAGTTTTCTCCACCAACGTATTAAATTATTTGTTTTTTGTTGGGTTAGGACTTTATCAGACAATGGAGAATCCGCATAATTTTTTACTTCTATGCAATAGTAATTATTTTGATTAGGTATATACAAATCCCCTTTTAAATATTCTAAAGCACCTGACATTGGCACTCTTTCAAACTGAAGTCCTGTATGTTCCCTTAATAAATCCCGTACTAAGTATTCACCTCGTGCTCCTTTAGCCCTGCTATCTACCACTTTTCTATTCCTTTTATGAGTAATTACTATATCTTCTGGTATTATCATTCCAATTTACTTACATTCCCATCTTTAACTACTTCGATTTTTTCGAGTAGAGGATGAGTCCAGCCGTGAGAGACTACGTATGTATTTAAATCTTCTCCGAGTAAAACCTCGACTAGTTTTTCTCGTCCTGCGTCATCTAAGACTGCAATAACTTCATCTAAAAATAATATATTCAACCGAGACTTTGAAATACTACTCATTAACTTGCGTATAGCAATAAGAGTAGCTGTATTCACTCTTGCTAACTCTCCTGAAGAGAGTGCGAGAATATCTACAATTTTTCCGTTGTCAGTCACCTGAACATTTAACTTATCATTAGATACTACAAATTCAAGAGTAAACCTACCATCGGACAATTCTCCTAGATAGGTGTTCGCCAATTCTTCTAACTCTTTTACAAGATTTTCAATCTTATAAGCTAATAAACCATTTGTACTGAAAGCTTTTTTCAGTATTTCTAAATTTGATACAAGTGCTTCCTGCTTATCAAGAACTTCCGATATTTCTCCACGCTCTTGTAGAAAACTATCAGTCTGTTCTTGAATTACCTGTATACGCGTATTTTGCTTCGTTCTTCTCTCATTTTCTCGCGCTGTGCTAGATATATGGTCTTTTGCGAGAAGTAAGTTAGCTCGAACGTCTTCCAACTTTCTTTCAAGCTCACCTTTATCCAAAGGAAGGTTTGGTAGACTCTTATCAATGCTTCTAAACAAGTCCAACCAATCTCTCTCAATTTTTCTGCAACGCTCGAATTCAGTATTTGACTTTTTAATTTGTTGTATTTCTCTTTCAATTTTTCCACTTTTATCCTCTGCTTCGACTAGTTTACTAGTCTCTGAGTCTTTTAGACTACGAATAAACTCTGGGTCAACATCTTGCTCACAAGTAGGACAATGATCTCCTAACTTATCTAACTTCGCTATAAGGCGTTGAGACCCCGTTAAAGTTGCTTTGAGTTCACCTAACTCTGCTTGAAGATGGTCATAAGATTCAATACCTTCTATAGTACATTGTTGTGCTTCTTGTATATTGATTTGTTGTAATGCGTCTTTAAAATGATTATTTTTTGAGATTTTTTTATTTTTTTCCGAGATATTTTCAATTTCTTTTTGTAAAAAACTCAAAGTTTTCTCGTCTTCTTCCGTATCAATTTCTAAATCTAGCATCGGAAGTATGGTAGTATCACTCAATTTGTTATCTGCTAACCATTTTTCTATCGTATCTATCTTTGCTTGTATTCCGGTAATTTCCGAACTAACTACTCTTGATGCCTCCTTGAAGATATCAAATAATTCTACATAATTTTCAAGGTGCAATAAATCTATTAAAAACTTTTTTCTATTTGTATCTGTTGCTGTTAAAAATTGTAAACTTGCATTTGTATTTTGATATACTAACTGAGAAAAAGTTTTAAAATCTACTCCAATAATATCTTGAATTGTTTTATAAGTATTTGTAGCAGTATGACTAGAGATATCTTCTCCATTTCGCTCTAGTTTTACTTTTATACTGGTCTTACGATTAATACTTACAGAATAAACATCTTCATCTTTCGTAAAGGTTAATACTATCTTATAGCCATCATTTATATACCTATTTGGTATATCTGCTTTCTTTATACCTTTTGAATTTTTATTATATAAAGCTTCTTCAATAATTAACGGTATGGACGACTTGCCCATACCGTTAGTACCAATTATCTGGGTAACTGAATTATCGTCAAGGATTAGATCATTACCTTCTCCGTAACTAAAACAATTATCCCATTGTAGCCGTTTGAGCGTAATCATTGTACGTCCCTATTATATCTGGAATTTTATCATCTGAAAGCTCAAGAATATATGTTAAATATTCTATTAACTCATCTTCTACAGACATATCTTTGTCAAGAACAAGAGTTGCTTCCGTACTACGTTTTACTACTTTCTTATCCAGAAGTTCAGAGTTTTTAACTCCGGCTAAATCTTGGATGTCACCCTCCAACTCATAGATAGTATGGTCACCATCAGTAGGTATCATCTCATCAGGACTTTCAACAGTCTTTCTTAAAAGCTGTGGAAGATCAAAAGGCTCCCACATCCATGTCCAGTCTACTGGATTAATGAGTAGATACCCCGTTGAGACCTTATTTCTATGAAAGGATGTAGTCATAGGACTACCTGGGTATACTATATTCCTTTGTGTATTATTATGGGCGTGAAGGTCGCCTGCAAAGACGACCGGAAAATCCTCAAACCTATCTAAATCCACCTCTGGTTTGACATGGGGAGGGATCTCTCCACGCACATGAGTAAACAAAGGCTTACTCGTATCAAATTTCTCAATACTTTCTTTCTTATGAAGATCAGCGTAAGGTAATATACCAAACCCTAAATCATCATCTATATAGGATATATCCACTACATTTATGAGTGGGTTTATATCTCTTGAAGCGGTTTTTAATTGACTAAAGAAGGTTTTATTCTTCTTTGTAGCCTCATGATTACCATCATATATTATAGTTGGTATCTTTACATTGCGAATAAAAGAAAAGTATATCTCAAGCTCTGGTATCGTTGGTATGCGATCAAAGAGGTCACCTCCTATAATGTGCATATTGCACTGTTTCTCTAACGAGTGTACCTGCTCAAAAAACTTTTCGTATCTCTTTGTAGCCCAAGCTACTGGGACATTCTTCTGTCCCAGTTTCAAGTGCCAATCCGCTGTAAATAAAATCATGCAATATTAAACTCGGCTTCTAGGGTTTCATCTACCTCAGTAGTACTTGCTTCACGTATTCTGTCAAGCAATTCTTTCTGAGCGTCAGGGGTTGGACGAGGCATTACGTCATCCATAGACTTAAGGTCTTCTAAAAGAGCCTTATCGTCTTCACTAAGAGAGCTAGGCTTGCACTTAAGGGCTTGTAACTGATACTCTACATTATAAGGCAGAGGCCCAGTCTTAACTTTCTTAAAGCAAATATCCCAGCCAGTATCAGGGTCTGTAGGATCTCCAAGATCCTCAGCAGCAGTAATGATCTGCTCCCAGAGCTTTTTCTTCAGGTTAACAACTTTTACTTCACCGTTGTCAATACACTGAGTGGCATAGCTCCAGCCACACTTGAGATCAGGGTAGTACTCACGAACCCAGTCTTTCTCTTTGTTATTGAAAGACTCAGTATTGCGATCAAACGAGAGACACTCCATAGGAATGTTCTTGTCATTCTGACCCTTGATCCAGTATACGTATCGTGCTAATATGTCTCCGCATAGACGCATCTTGTTATCGCCATTTACGTACTGAAATGATTTGATTGAAGTCTTTTGTGCGGAACCTTTTTGTTGATTAAATGATATTGCCATTAGTGTTTCTCCGTTGGGGCTTCTTCGTATTTAAAGTGAATCTGGTCACCAATCACACGAAGTAGGCTAAAGTTTTCTAAAAATATAAAAGGATCTATTGGTAAATGCAACAGATCTAACGTTGTTTTGCCATACGCTACATAATCTGCATACGGTCTTAAACTGGCTATAGCGGCATAAATGCATATGTCTTTATAACCATACTTGTGCTCATTACATAATAGGACATCAGGATGTACAAGAAAGGATTCTCCCCTAAAATCAATAGTTGAATAACGATAAATCTTATCGTATTTATTTTTGGGAATCTGCTTGAACGTCAACATCTTTAAAACTCTTACCATTTCTATGGCATTGCCTTCGCACGTTTCAAAGATCTTTTTCCAATTATATAAAAACATATTATATCAAAAAATTAAGTTCATGTCAAGAACTATTTTTTTAAAGTTCCCGTATGTCGTAACCCTGTTTCATGTAGTATCCAACCCTATTGGAAGCCTGCCTTCGGGCAGTATTCCCTTTTAATTGAATATCTACAACCACAGGATCTTTCTTGCCTTCCTTCTGCCGAATAACACGACCAATCAACTGTGTCAGTAGTGGTTCGTTATTCACAGGAGTCCCTAATATTAGACAACTCAGGTCATCTAATGATATGCCTTCTGAGAATATTGCTTGAGTTCCAAAGAGAATTTCTTTTTTACCAAAGCGTATTTCATCTAGCATAGTTTCTCTATCCTCGTGCGCAACTTCGCCGGTAACGCAGATAGCGTTATCTCCTGCTAATTCAGCGCAACGCTGAAGAAAATATACTCGATCACTTACTACTAATACTTTGTGACCTTTCTTTGCGAAAAATGCAGCAATCATTGCTACAGAATGTCGATATTCTTCATCGTTTGCCAAAGCACTTACTCTGTTAGCCCACGGAATATTTGCACCATCCATAAATCTTATTTCTGAACGATGTATTCTTATAGAAGGAGTCATATAGTTCTCCTTCGGGGGTTTAATTACTTTATTTCCAAAGTAATCTCGAAATACTACATGTTTGCCATCTTTTCTTTCAATCGTTCCTGAGAGTCCAATCTTATAGCGACAGTAATTTGTGTCGATAACTTTGGAAAAAGTTGGACTACTTACATGATGCATTTCGTCTAGTATAATTGTTCCGAACTCTTTTCTAACCTTCGGAATGTTACGGTATAAAGTCTGAGTATTCCCAATCACGATAGGAGCATCAATTTCAAACTTTCCGCTGCCTATGATTCCAGGCGTGATACCAAAGACTTTCTCTACTTCTTTTGCCCACTGGTTTCGTAGCGGTACTGTGTGGACAATAACTAATGTTTTCTGTCCAAGTTTTCCTGCTATCGCTAACCCCGTAAAAGTCTTTCCCCAGCTGACCCAAGCGTTTATTATACAGTTGTCTTCTACCTCATCATAAGCATCTTTCTGACTCGGGCGTAAATCAAACTTAAAGTCAGGAAAGTCTACTGGTTTCTCAATACGCTTATCGACTACTTCGTAATCGTTTGGTATCAAATCCGTTCTTCCGATTGGTATACTCACCAAGTTATCTCGAACTCGCGCCATATTCTTTATGACGATAGGCGGGTCATTCGGATTGTGTGAAGGCACAGTATAGGTCAGTTCTTTACTTAAAACTTCCTTATACGCTTGAGTTACCTCAAGATAAATCCTGTTACTAACAACTGCCTTCAATCAAGTTCTCCTCCACAGTGTGGGCAAGTATTCTCACGTTTTGCTTCATCTATTACTTTTTGAAGTCTTTTTATATCTCTAATCCAAGACTTTAAAGCATCTCTACGTCTTTCAGATTTAGTTTTATTTAGTTCCTCTTTAATGGAATCTTTTAGTTTATCTATTCGTACTTTAAATACTGAAATAAATGCTTGAGTTTTCACTTGCGTCTACTTACTGCAAAGAAAAACAAAGCTATTAAACCTATAGTAGTACATATGACTACCCACCCTGTTATTGGCATATAACCTCCTATCGAGTTATTCTTTCGTTGTAGCTTGCTTCGTTTTCGTTCCACCACGGTGGTTTTTCACGATACTTCCAAGAAGCAAAGGTTGCTTTATCTTTGTGATAAAATTTACGATATGCTACTACTCCGTCGTTGCCTTTGAGTTCGTCAGGCATAGCCTGTGCAAATGGAGTGAGTGCATCTCTTGGTAAGCTGGAAGGGTCGGGTAGCTTGAGTATGACATCGCGCACAGACTTGTGTTCTTTTCCATAGCGGAAACGATACTCGTCATTGAGGGCGAGTGCATAGCATACCAGCCATTCATAATTATCAAGAGTAGTCCTAGCCCATATAGTACATGGGTGGTTGTGCATTGTCGGAAGATATGGAAAATCTCTAGGTTCATTTTTCTTCTTCTCCCGTAAAAGAGCAAGCTCTTCTTTTGTAAGTTTTCTTGGAGTATATCCAAGGTATTTATCTACCCACAACGTTGTACAAATCATTTGAGCCGCTTCAAGAGGCATTTTGACTATGTGTTTGTCAACGTGATATTCTGCACATTTGTCGTGGTTTTCGTCAAGTATAAAAATATTCATACGAGTATTATACCCAAAAATGTTGTTAATGTCAAGAAATATTTAGACCTTTCGTTTTGAATCTTTTACTTTAGTTTCTGAATACTCATACAGCATCCAAGGCAAATCATATAGATGTAATATACCTGCCCAAAGCATGTCTGAGTGTGGAGGTCTAGGAATTGTGAAAGGTGCTTTGACCCCGTCGAGATGTAATACACAGGCAACTATCTTCTGCTCTACATTACGAATACTATAGTATTTTAACTTACACCACATAGTTTTTTCATAAATAAAAGGATTACCTGCAGTATCAATATAAGTATTATTTGTTTGTTTTATCAAACCTAAATGAGTATCTACAGATTTTTTTAACGGCATTAAATCCATATGACTTTGCATACGTCTAACACCAATAGTTGCCCCGTGCATATTACAGTCATCTACTATTTTATCATCTACAAATAGTAGTCCGTCTTGTCTGTACCAGTTACTACTCGGAAGTTTAAATACTGGAAATGTTACGCGTGGAACGTCCTTGTACGTAATGATCAATTAACTCACCTCTAAAATAAATTGCAATATCAGTACACCCTTGTCCTTCTAACATTTTTGCATAGGTATACGGCCCAACACTATGCATATCCGCATAGATACTATCACCCGCTAGATTTGTCCAGCTAACGCTGTACTTACTTACGTCATCCATTGTATTACGTCCAAAGTTATTTCGAGAAGGTGTAATCCTATATCAAATAATATTAAAAGTGTTAAAACTTTCCATGAATAAAGCATTTGTTTTTCCTCATAATGTAAAACTAACTCCACACCCGCAGGCATTCTGCACGTTTGGGTTTTCTATTGTAAGTTCAGAACCTGCTAGACTAGAATTATAATCTACTACACTTCCAGCCACAGCAAGCTCTGCGTTTTGTTCAACTACTAATATGTCTGCAACTACACGACCATTATGGTCTTCGTCTGCATAGTCCCAAACATATTCAAATCCAGCACACCCGCTAGGTTTTAGACTTAGGCCTACATACTTATGACCTTTCTCTTTTAATTGATCTTCAAGATACTTCTTCGCATTGGCAGTTAATGTCAACATTTTTTCCCTCATAATCGCTTATAGCGGCTTTTATTGCATCTTCTGCAAGAACACTGCAATGTATTTTTACGGGTGGGAGGCTAAGCTCTGTAGCAATCTCGGTATTCTTGATCTCACTAGCGTCTTCAAGTGTCTTTCCCTTAACCCACTCGGTAAGCAAAGAACTCGATGCAATGGCGGATCCACATCCGTAAGTTTTAAACTTAGCGTCTTCAATGACTCCTTCCTCAGTGACTTTAATCTGTAGTCGCATAACGTCACCACAAGCAGGTGCTCCAACCATACCCGTACCCACGGATCTATCACTCTCAGGTAGTCTTCCAACGTTTCTGGGTCTTTCATAATGATCTAATACCTCTTTAGAGTAAGCCATATTGTTTCTCAAATTTCCCCATAGAATAGTCATCTCCAATCTCGAAGTCACATCCAACTGGGGCTCCAGGGATCTTTATCCCTCTATCTAACTGTACGAAATGCTGCAAAAATTCACAATATTCTTGTTCTTCTTCATTCGGAACTTCTGCAAGAATAGAGTCATGAACGAGTGCAAAAATACGAGACTTCATTCTATTTGCTTTTACATATGCACCCATATCTATAGCTCCAAGAAGGTTAATATCACTAGCAGCAGACTGCACCAGAAAATTAAGACCGCTCCTAATGGAATGACTCTTGACTCCAGCGTCTGATGACTTAACATTAGGGAGCCTTCGCTTTCTTCCAAAGAAACTGTATATGAATCCATTTTGCTTAATAAATTCTTGGCTAGCATCAATCCACTTCCTAAGCATATGAAAAGAATTAAAGTAGTCATCTATAACCTCCTTCGCTTCATTCTGACTAAAATACTTGCCAGAATCTTTTGTAACTTGTTCACTGATCTTTTTCGGACCTGCACCATACATGATGCCGAAGGTTACAGCTTTGGCAGCTTGTCTTTTATCTTTATATAATGTGTCTACATCCTCAACAGGACATGGTAATTTAAATACTGTTTTAGCAATCGTACTATGAAAGTTTCCTCCTGAACGGAATACATCCATAAGTGCTTCGTCTTTTGCTAATATAGAGGCTACATACACTTCTGCTGTGGTTAAGTCCATAGCAACTATACGATGTCCTTCTGCCGCCTTGATACAACCCTTAACAATAGGATTATCTCGTGGCAACTGCTGCATATTTAACTTGCCACTAGAACTGAGACGACCGCTAGTAGTCCCATGAAGGTTAAAACCTGTACGTAATCTACTATCACGATCCAGCTGGGGTATGATTTTGTCCAAATAAGTATTTTTAATTTTGGATTTTTGCCGTATATCAAGGATAAGTTTTGGTACTTCAGACTGCTCGGAGAGCCTTTCAAGGACTTCCGCATCTGTTGAGTGAGCACCTGTACCTGTTTTCTTTCCAGTAGGATTGAGACCAATGTAGTCAAATAATAAACTACGCAACTGTACAGTGCTATTAGGGTTAAAGTCTTTTCCATTGATCTTCTCAAACTCTGATATTTTTGGATTCTCATATAGAGTGGCAATAGCCTTATCAATATCATCCTGCATTAACTGCTGTGAAATCTCTAATCGTTTTCTGTTAAAAGGTACACCATTATCCTGAGTATCGGTTAAAAATCTACACCCTGGAATTAATATATTATCATATACCCATGCTAATTTTTTATTTTGTTTAAT